GCATCTTGATTTGTTGTTACTGTTGCATCTAATGCAGATGTTGAATTACCTGTAGTTGTACTACCAGTAGTGTCTGATTGTGCCGCTGCAAAGAAAGTACAAGCGCCTAAACCTGCTTGGGCTACTGTAGCATCTGCTTGAGCTTGGAATATAACCGCTGGGTCATCAATAACATACGCTTGGATATCCGTTGCTACTGTGCCTGTTGGAAAATATTGTCTAAATACCACTGTGCCTAGATTCGGGTCTGTGTACGTAACACCTACAAATACGCCAACTGTACCAGCTAAGAACGCTGTTCCGCCTGCTGCTCCAGTTGTTCGTGCTTGTTGTATTGTACCTGCTGTCACTACACCAACTACGTCACCGTAGAATATGTTTTGAGCAAGACCAGAGGCAATCGGGTACATTCTAGTCGAACCCGCATATGGGGTACCTCCTAGATGATTTACGGCCCTAAGGCCATAAGGGGTGGCTGTTGTTGCCATGATTGTTTCTCCTATTTATTTATTATCCTTTCCGAAAGAACGACCATTTTCTTTACCTTCAGCAAATTTAGGCATACGCGGATCGTTTTGATTCATGTATGCAGCATCTACTGCTTCGGTCTGAGCACGTGTTTTTTCATTAACATGTGCCGCTCTTTGGTCCATCATTTCTTGAGGAGCTTTACAAAGTAAAAGACCACCAATTTCTATGCCTTCTTTAAATTGGCTATTGGGGTCTGCCTGTATTATGACTTCTGGGTGTTCCGAATGCTTCACCGGTTCCCAGCCTTCACGCATTTTTGCAGATACGTTCATGTTATCAGGTTCATTAAGTAAAGAAACTCTGACCCAACGATATGCCCATCCGGGTTGTTTTGTAAACTCCGGAAGAAGCGAGGCAGGTTGCCACTTTTTCGCTACGTCTTCTCGTACTTCTGTTTCTCTTGATTCTCTTTTTACCTTATCCATTTGCGTTCTCCAATTTCATAATTTCTCGTGCATATTGCTCAGGTGTTAACTTTAGTTTTTTCGCTAAAGCGACTTGCGTCTTAGTCAACCTAACTTTTTTAGGGCTGGTTGATCTGGTTGCAGGAGCAACAACATTTGAAGGTTTGCGTTGGGCGGGTTTCTCCGGTTCCAACGAATTATCCCCAAAATTTTCAGGGAATCGTTTTTGCATCGTTTCATCTATACGACGATAGTATTCGTCAGAAGAAGGATTAATCCCATCTCTAACTAATTGTTCGTGCACACCTAGGGCTAGACTTGTCATTTGCTCATCTCTCCCAAACCAATCGTTTTTACTTTTCCAGTCTGTCGCTTTGACATCTGGTTGAGCAATCGGAGGTTGCACTTGTTGATTAGACTCTACTCTAGTTTCTGCTTGTTGTCCAGAAAAATTATACTGAGGGCGCATATTTTGTGCGGACGAAAGCTTATACTGAGCATCATTCATTTTAGTTTGGGCTTCAACAATTTTATTTGTGTCGCCTGAATCATAAGCTTCGCGATAATCTCGCTGAGCTACAGCTAAATCAGACTCAAATTTACCTTGAAGCGTTTTAATATAATCTTCTTCACCAGAGCTTAATGTATTTTTTAGCTGTTGATTTTGCTGAATATATTGTTCGGCTACCTTAACAGCTTCATGCCTTTCCCGATCAGCTCTTTCTTTTTCGCGTCTTTCGTCATGATGCATTTTTTTCAACTGCGCCATACGTTGTTTAACACGTTCAGAATAATCTTCTAAAGTATCGTTTTCAACTTCTTTAACAATTTCTTCAGGCAGTGGCTCTTTACCTCTGTCTTCGGGCGGAGTGTCATCCTCTATTTCAAGCTCCAACTCATCTTGTTTAGGTTCTTGTTCTACTCTTTCAACATCTGCTGTAGACTTTTCGACTTTTCCTTCTTTTTTATCTTTGTTTAAATCTACCTCTAATTCTTCGCCTTCCATTTCTACTTCGTCAGGTATTTCATTAATTATTTCTGCCATCTTTGCTCTCCTATGCGCGCTCGTAGCCACGTGGATCATCCACTATAGCTTCAACCGTGTCGTCGTTAATAATGCGGAATTCTTTTCCGTGAATTTTAATTCTAGTACCTGCATAAGCTCTAGTAATAACGAAGTCTCCTTCTTTACACCAAGCTCCTGTTGGAAATCTAGCGTCATCTTGATAAGCTAAATCTCCTAGCTGCATAACAAATAAGACCACTGTTGCATGCTCTTGTAATTGTTTAGCTGCATCTGATTTAATAATTCCACCTTCATAAGTTCCTTCTGCTTCAGGCACCATACATAATATGCGGTATCCTTTAACGTCAGGTAACTGCGTAGTTAGTTTAGCTAGTGCTTCTTCTTCGCTAACTTTTTTTCCGTCAGTGGTTTTAGTATTTTTAGTTTTAATAGGTGCTCCAGAGCTGGAGACTATTGTTTTGTCTGGGGTGGCTATAGTCATTATTTACCCCTTTTCTTTGAATCGATTTTTACAACGCTATCCGTAGGACTGCTTTGAAAGTCTTCTTCATATTGTTTATGGTTTGCCATCATATCAGCAATTAGCATCTGAACGTGGTCATATCCTCTAGCTTGTCCACAAGCATGTTGATAAGCTTCAAACTTGTCAGTTCCTCTGGCCATACCTTCTACTACTTCGTTGCGTCTCTCTTTTATCAGGCCCGATAAATGTAAGAGCGTTTCGTTCTCTGTCATGTTAATCCTTTATATTAATTAATGTTGTCCTCATTTTTCGTTTCTTTTATCTCAGTTTTGTCTCTTAACTTTTGCGTATGTGCAATAGTCTCGTTACGTAACCTAGATTCTTTTTCGCGCAGATTAATATCTTTCTGCTTAGTAATAGCTGCTGCTCCTAGTTTAGCGCCTTCTAGAACTTCTTTAGTTCTTATTTGTTTGGATTCCATTTCAGCTTTAGCTCCTATCTCTGCACCTTTTATTGTTTCTTGAGAAGTAATTCTAGCTTGCTCTAACATCACATCACGTTGTGTAGTTACTTCTAATTTTTGTCTTTCTAACTCAAGCTTAGCTGCGTCTAGTTGAGTATCCGCTTGCATCTTCTGCGCTTTAGCTTGAGACTCTTGTTGTTTAATTTGAAGCTCTTGCTGTTGCATTTGAATCAACGGATCTTCTTGCATTTTTTGCGCTTGTTTTTGAGTTGCGTCTGCTTGGTTCTGTTGTAACAATTTCTGTGCTGCGTCTGCAGAAAGTCTTGCTACTTGATTCTGAATATTTTCAGGAAGAACTTCGTCTTTCCCCGGAAGTGGTACACCAAGTTGTTTCTCAATTTCTAATCTGTATTGGAAAGCTAAATGTTCTGCTAAATGAGCTTCCATTGCTGCCTGCATTTGAGGTGCTTTTGGATTCTGCCCTATCATTTCACGTACAAGTGGGTCATCTCTAAATGTCGTATGCACGGCAATGTGAGCTTTATGATCTTGGAATAAAAATGCTTTAACCGGAGTTCCGTTTACCATGTTCATATTCTCGGTTACTGGATCTGCAGTTTTTGCATCGTCTTCTGTAGGAATAAGTTTTCCTATATTTTTAACACCCAAAACTTCAAGCATCTGTCTATTAAGTTCTTTTAAGTCATAGATGTCTGGGTTCTGTTGTGCCATTTGCATAACAGCTTGATACTGTACAACTTTCTGTGCCATCGTTGCAGCATTAGGATCAGCTACAGGAATAAGGCTGACCTTATCATAGTCTGATTGTTTAGCTCCTGGATTTCCTGATGCAGGATCATATTGATAATCAGGGTCTGTGTAATCTCTTATTAATGTTTTAAGTAATCCAAACTCTTTCTTCATTGAGTAATAGATACGTGCATTAACTGCCGACATTACTTTGAGTGTTCGTTCTAGTATTGCAAGTGTAGAACCTACTGGAGAGTTAGCTGACATATCAGATACTTTCATATCTGCAGCAGAAGCAAAACGCCTGCCTTCATCAATAATTTTATCCATCAATTGAGCTAGTACTTGACTTGGCTCTTTATACGGGAGGTTCATTAAGTTATCACGGAGTGTTCCGGCTGCAGCATCTACATCACGCCACTCTCCAGGAGCAATTGGTGTATCATCACCTTTAATACGTAAGCCCCTAGTTTTAAATCCACCTGGAAGGTTTGATAATGTACCTGCGTCAACTAATTGTCTTAATAGCATTGTTCCTGATTTTGAAAACGCCCCAATTAAATGAATCAGACCAAAACAATAAAACCCAAATCCTGGTATATAACCATAATGCACAAAGTGTTCTCTGCGTTTTTTCGTACTGTCCTCTTGTTTCCAATTACGTCTAACAGATAAAATCTCAGTAGTACCTTTGTCTATCGTTACAATATAAGGTAGTGCTATTCCTGTTTTTCTACTGCCGTCTTTATCTTCATAACCTTCTAAGTCAAGGTTAACGTTCATTTCTAATATTTTATATCGATCATCATTAGTAGCGTCAAAGCCCATCTGTTCAGCTATCTTTTTCTCTACTTCATCTAAGTCATAGTTAGGCTCACCTAACTCTACGTCTCGATAAAAACCCAGTTCTTGTAAGTTATGTATTTCTTGTTTAGTCTTGCGCATAACATGAGTTACGCGTTCGGCTGTTTCTAAGTTAGATGCACCGTAAGGCACAACCATATCTTCAGCTGGTACAAATAATGACACTTGTCGACCAAGTGCTGGGTCGTAATAAACTTTCTTAAACGCATTACCTGCTAATCCTAAACCCCATAACATTCTTTCATGTTCAGGTCTGTACTCAGGCATCATATCCATGAGTTGGTAGTTCATATTCTCTTGTACACGTTGAGCAGCTTCAATACATTCTGGAGTTTCTTTACCAACAATAGAAGTCTTCACTGGGCCTGCAGCAGGAAAGGTTTCCATCATTGTTTCAGCTTGAAATTTAACAAGTGCTTCGGAGAGTAGTGGGTGATAGACAGCACATGCGCCTTCCCACGGTTCAGTACGTTCTTCAAGTTTTAATCCTAATAACTCTAACCCATCAACATAAGTATCGAGCCAATCTTTTCTTGAGTTAACATCATTACTAAAATCTTCAAGTAAATTTGAAGACAGTTCAACTAGAGTTCCTTCATCTAATTCTTCAGCTAAGTTTTTATCGAACTCATCGTCAGCCATAGCATCAGGATCGATAGTCATCTCCATATCTCCCGCTTTAATAGTTACCTCTTCAGGGTCAACTATCTCAATTTCAATAGCTTCTTCTGATTCAGCTAACTCTTCTATGCCTTCCGGTGCTGCGTATAAACCTTTATCTATGTCTGCCATCATTTATCCTCTAATTACACTGCATAATATTTTTTAGTATTGCGACCTTTAAACATCTGTATATCATCTTCTTCATCATTAGGCAAGCGTATGAATCCACCCTGCCGAAACCTTGCTAGAGCTAGCGTTGTAGCATCAACTAAGTCGTCATTTTTTCCTGATGGAAAATCGTTGCATTCTTCAATAACCTCATGCGCCCAACGTCTGTCAGGAGCATAAACTACTCCTCCGCTAAACAAGTCTGATACTGCATTTACCCGACTGATTTTGTCTTGGCCTTTCCCTGGAGTAAATTCACCCACTGGAATTCCCATTCTTCTAAATTCTTGATAAAGCGCAGCACCATTTGACTTTTTCTCTACAATAAAGGCGTCTGGCTCCCAATCTTTATATTCATCTAAGCAAAGCTGCTTAAGTTCTGGGAATTCCAAACGTTCTTTTACTGCATTCAATAGTATTATAGCGTAATTGTTAGTTTCTTCATTAAAAAATACGCCCCATGTGGTTATTGCGTTGTAATCCGCCCTATTATTAGCTTCTTGGGCAGCATCGAGCGTCATTATTATAAATTCACAAGCTGGTGGGTCTTCTTCTTCCCACATATTCCACCATTCTCGCTTGATTAGTGCGCCTTCTTCCGATGTCGGGTTCTGTAAGTACTGAGCGTTCCAGTATCGTATGTCTAATGCAGCTCTTCTACTCTGTAATTCTTCTAACGGCCAGAACTCGGGCCATAATGGGACTTCATTCCCTTTTTTATCCTCTAAAATAGCTGGAAACTCTACTATTTCCCAGTCATCAACGTCATCATTCTTAACCATCTGATCAACTATCTGTCCTGTCAGGTCTAATTTAGACCATCGAGTCATTACTACGATAATCGCACCTCCAGGCATCAGCCTTTGTAGTGGTCCTGACTGAAACCATTCCCAAGCTGGGAGAAAAACGTCTCCCTTTCCTAACTTTGCGTCTTGCTCTGAGTGGGGATCGTCAATTATAAAGAGATCTGCTCCACGACCAGCCAAAGCACCACCAACACCAATAGCAAAATACTCACCGTTATGATTCGTACCCCACCTACTGGCGCTTTTACTATCCGCTTGTAGACTGATATCGGGGAATATGTCTTTATAAGGGTCTGAACCCACGAGATTCCTGACCCGACGGCCGAAGTTAACAGCAAGATCTGCTGTATGAGATGCCATAATAACCTTTTTTGCTGGATGTTTACCCAAAAACCAAGCCGGAGCCAGGTAGGAAATAAGTTCCGATTTTCCGTGACGAGGCGCGATATTAACGATAACTCGCTTTCTTTTTCCGTCTGCGATTTCTTCAAATAATTTAGCCAATTTTGCATGATGTTCTCCTACTTTATAGTCAGGGTAGACATGTTTAATAAAGTCTAAGAAGTTTGCCTTCCCCTGTGTTTTAGTTAAGTTCTTTTTATATTCTTTTAAAAGCGTAAGGTGCTTCTGTTGCTCCCGCTCACTCATATGAGGGATCTTTGCTTGAAGTAGATTTAGATCTTTTTCACTAATCATCGTCGACTATCTCGTGTTCGCCTTCAATGACTTTACCTTTTAGCTGTTCTATAGTTTCTAAAAGTTCTTTCTCTAACTCATCTCCTGATTTAGTAATGTGCGTAATCTCTGTTTTTCTTTTAAATGCATCAACGCCGTCTACCTCTCCTAAATTTCTTAATGCTTTTATTCTATCTGCATCTTTTTCTGCCATTGCTGATAATTCTACAAACTTATTAACGGTATAAAGTTTTAAGTCTGATAACTCTTCAACAATCATACAATTAGTTTGCGCTACTAATCCAGCTAAAAACGCCATTGTTTCATTTGGATAGTTTGCGAACTCAGGTTTAAGTTTCTTGTTTGTCATCATGTCACGCGCAAGTTCTACTGCTTGATCTTGATGTTCTTTTGAGGGCTCTATATTTTCACCAGCTAAATCAGAGACCGTCTTTATTGTGTTAGCTCTAATCGAAACTTCTTGCTCAGCGCTCATCTCAGGGATAGCTTCTTTCTTACTCCTAGGTATAACAATCCCTTTCTCTATTTCAGGAATAACTAATAGATCTTCTTTTAACTCTTCCTCTGTTGAAGGAGTGAGTACTGGAGGTTTATGTTTACTCATGTGTTCGCCGTTACACCTTGGTTATTTGCAGCTATGCCCAAGAGTATATCTGATTAAATTAATAAAAACAAACAGAAACCATAAAGCAGTACTAAATATAAAGAGGTGTTAAGGAGGCGAAAGAGTGTGTATAAAATGTTCATGCTCGTAGTATACGATATTCAGCTAGATCAAGCAGTAATGAGAATCATTTGCAACTTTTGAGAATTTTTTGCGAAATATTTTTTTGATCAGCCATTTGTAAAGTAAGGGGGGCCTATCTGGTAACTTTTGGAAAAACTTCTGGTTATTTGAGTATATTAGTATGTATGTAGGTTATATATAGTTCTTACAAATTTTGGTGGGTAGGGGGTGGGTGGGGTTTGCACTACTTGACATGTTTTGCTATACTTATGGCATGCCCACAATTAAGTGGGTACACACAAGGAGAAATAAATGA